GCGACTGCACCATTAGAACCACAAGCTCAAGTTACTAACCTAAGTCAATATAGTATTAACGCTGTTGGTAATGCAGCTAATAGAGCCTATGTTTTAGAAACGGATGTAAGTAATAACCAAGAAAGGATAAGAAGGCTTAATCGTGCTTCACGCATCAATATTTTATTGCCTTTTATGTTTTTATTTTTATATTAGGCATATTTCCATTTGTAACCGTAAGCGTTATTACGCCTACCTAATTTAAAAAGATAAAAAAGCCTTCCCAATTATGGTAACGGGAATGTATGGCTATTAATTTAGTTCCCGTATTAAGATAATAAATATGCCAACGCTTTACAAATTTAGCCATAGGCAAAAATAAACATTATTTTTTACTTTATATATTATAATGTATGGATTTTCCTATTTACGAATTACAGATTAACGAAAAACAACAAGACGATGCGGAAGTATCTTTTGTTGCTTTAGTAGATAGCCCTGCTATCAAAAGGAATTTTTTAGCCTTTAATGAGTTAGTAAAGTTTAAAGTATTATCGGAAATCGACCACGTTTTAGTTGGACCGTTAATGATACCTAACCAACTTATATATAGGCAGTCGGATAAGTTTGGTGAACACTATGTTAAGTTTTCAGCACAAACTATTGAAAGCATTGCTATAAAGTTTGCAAAGAAAGGGTATCAAAATAATGTAAACGAAATGCACGACCCTAAAAAAAAGGTTGAAGGCGTTACAATGTTTGGTGCTTTTATTACAAATGAGAAGTGGGGTGTAAAGCCTATTGATGCTTATAGCGATTTACCAGACGGTACTTGGTTTGGTATGTACAAAATTGATAACGCTGCAATATGGAATAAAGTTACAAGTGGTGAATTTCAGGGTTTTAGTGTTGAGGGGTTGTTTGATTATGTAGAACCTACTAGTATGCCGAAGCTATGTTAGCACAATTATCTGCAATTTTAAACAAAGTAAAATAAAATATATAATATATTATGGACGCACAACAAATATTAGTAAAAGTTAAACAAGTGTTTAATGATTTAATAGCACCAGTTGCAGCAGCAGCTCCAATGGATGTACCAACAGAACCAAAAGAATATGAAATTATGGGTGGTGGTACAGTATTGATTGATAAGTTAGAAGTTGGTGGTATTGTAATGATTGACGGTAACCCAGCTTTAGTTGGTGTACTTGAACTTGCAGACGGTCATAAATTAACTATTGGCGATAACGGTGTTATTTCTGCAATACAAATGCCTGAAATGGTTGACCCTACATTAAATGTAGTTGAAGAAGCTAAAAAAATGAAACCACTTGAAGGAGAAATGGGTGCTAAATTTACAGCATTTGAAACTTCTACTAATGCAAAGTTTGCATCTTACGAAGCTAAGTTAAGTGCTTACGAGCAAAGATTTGCAGCAAATGAAAATCAATTAGGTGCTTACAAAACAGAATTAAGTAAGCATAAAGAAATGATTGAAAAATTATTACAGTTTGGGCAATTAATGGTGGATGCACCTGCGGCTCAAGCAGACCCTGCGGCTAAAGTAGCTAATACTTTTAAAGCAGTTGATACAGAAAAAATAAAAGCAAGTACAATATTATTTAATTAAAAAATAAAACAAAAAAGAGATGGCATTATCATTAGGTAGTTTAACAGCGTATACTAGGCAAAGCGTACAGCCTTTACTAACTTCAGCGGTTTTTGGTGCAAGAACTCAAGAGTTAATTATAAAAGGTGGTATTGTATTACCTAACGTAAAAAGTTCACAAGCTATTCCGTTAATGGATACGGACGCTGTGTTTGCAACACAAAGTTGTTCATTTGATGCAAGTGGTACAACCACTTTTACACAACGTACAGTTACAGTTGGTAAAATTAAAGTTGAAGAAAAGATTTGCCCTAAAGACTTAGAGGCTTACTTTACTCAAGAGGCTTTAAAAGCAGGTAGCACAACAGAAGATTTTGGTAATGCAGATTTCCAAAAAGCATTCTTAGATAAGAAAAACGTTCGTATCGCAGCACAATTAGAAACTGCAATATGGCAGGGTGATACAGGTTCTGCTACTGCAAACCTTAATAAATTTGACGGTCTAGTAAAATTAATTGATGCAGGTTCTCCAGTTGATGCTAACGTATCTGGTTACACAGGTGTAAGTGGTTCAGCGATTGCAACTATATCAGCTACAAACGTAATAGCAGCAACAGAAGGTATCTACAAAGCTATTCCTGTTGCAGTATTAAACAAGGGTGATGTAAAGATATTCGTAGGTGACGATTGGTTTAGATTGCTTATAATGGCTTACAGAGCATTAAACCTTTATGCTTACAACCCACAAGATAAAGAAGATAGAGTATTTACTTTGCCAGGAACTTCAATCGAAGTTGTACCTGTAAACGGTTTAAATTCAATAGGTGATGCTTATGCTATAAGCGTATCAAATATTGCTTTAGCAGTTGATTTAGTAAACGAAGAGAACAGCTACAAAATGTGGTACAGCGAAGATAACAACGATGTAAGATTTAGAGCAGAGTGGAAAATTGGGGTTAACGTAGCATTCACAAATGAGTGTGTTAAGTTTAAGTCAGCTATTTAATAAATAATTTTTAACCAAAAAGGGCGGTGCAAAACGCTGCCCTTTTTTAATACTAAATAATATGCCTTGTGCAATAACAGCAGGTTACACAATAGATTGTAGAGATGGTGTTGGTGGTATTGATGCAGTTTACTTTGCCGAGTTTGGTAATGTTACTATGCTAGATGCTTCTGGTACTGTTACAGGAATTACAAAAGTTGTAGGAAAGAAATTCTACAAGTTTGAAGTACCTACAAAATCAAGTGCAACAGCTTCAAGTAACCCAACGGGTTCAATAGAAAATGGTACATTGTTTTTTGAGCAAATGGTTGATTTCCCTATTAACAAAAGAGATGCAACCACAAGAAACGTAATTACAACTTTAGCAAAAAACAAAGTAGTAATAGTAACTAAAGATAAAGACGGTACTTACAGAATGTATGGTAAGCAGTATGGTATGTACTTAGGTGCTTCTACGGGAGCAACAGGTGCAGCGGCTGGTGATGCTAATGGATATGTATTGAAGTTTGAAGGTACTGAATTAGAAGATTTTTTTGTAGTATCAAGTTCAGTAGGTGCAGCTTTAGAAACCGCTGGTTAATAACAATAACAATTAAAAGTTCAGCCCCTGCCTGTGAAAGCAGGGGTTTTTTAATATGATAAATTTAACAAAAGGACTTACTCAAACAATATACTTTACGGGAACTGAAAACGCAACCTTATCAGTTCCGAAATTTTTGTTTACTTTTACAAATAGAGAAACTAACGAGGTTGTAATTATACCAATAACAAACACAAGTACAACAGGTAGATATGATAAAGCTAGTGTGGTAGTTAATAGTTTTTTTAGTACATCAACAACGGGTTTTTATACATATAGTATTAAGGAGTTTACAGGTAGTTATCCAAGTTCACCTACTTACGGTGTAATAGTTGAAACGGGATATATGTATTTAAACCCGTCAACAGAATTTACACCAACGGAATACGCAGAACAATCTAACGACTTTAAAACATACAATGGATAACATAGGAAAATACAACTTGATTTCTGTAAAGTTTGCCAAAGCAGAGCAACCAAAGTTTGAAGAGCGTAAGGGGCAAGGGTATATTCAGTATGGTGCAAATAACGATTACCCAGATTACTTACTTAATCTTTACAAAGAAAGTTCTAAGCACGGTGCTATTATCAAAGGAAAGTCAAATTACATTTACGGTAAAGGCTTTAATTTTCCTAAAGATTTAATGGCAAATACACAAGGCGAAACGTTTAACAATATATTTAAGAAAGCAGTAAAGGATGACGAATTATTTAGTGGGTATTATTTACAAATAATTTACAATTTAGAGGGCAAGATAAAAGATGTTTACCACTTAGATTTTAAAAAGGTACGTACTAACAAAGAGCAAAACTGTTTTTATGTAAAAAATGATTGGCAAGATAATAGAGAAAAAGCAAGAGCTTACCCAGCTTTTAGCGGTACTTACAATAAGGATAATCCGTCGCAAGTGTTATTCGTAAAGCAATACAATCCAGGCGATGAGATTTACCCGACACCTAATTACTATCAAGCACTTAATTACATAGAAAGTGATGTACAAGTAAGTAGGCATATATTAGGTAATGCAAAGGACGGGTTTGTAGCAACAACTGCTATCAACTTAAATAACGGTGAGCCTAATGAGGAGCAAAAAGAGCAAGTAGAAAAAGATATTAAAAAGAAGTTTACGGGTAGCGAAGGCGATAGGGTATTATTGTTTTTTAACAAAAGCAAAGATACAGCGGCAGAGGTAATACCATTGTCACAAACAATGCTGACTAAGGAAGATTTTACTAATATAAATAATTTAATACAACAAGAGATTTTTGCAGGGCATCAAATTACTTCGCCAATGTTATTCGGTATAAAGACTGAAGGGCAGTTAGGTGGCAGTAGTGAGATTAGGGATAGCTACGAAATATTTAACAACACTTACGTAGCAGAAAGGCAGCAACAACACGAAGAAGTATTTAATAAACTTTTATCATTTAAAGGAATAAATGGTGATTACAAAATAACACCAGTTGAGCCTTTAGGCTTTAATTTAAGAGATGAGTTATTGTTAGATGTAATGCCTAGAGAATACTTTTTGGATAAGTTAGGTGTGGACCAAAAATACTATACTTTACCTTCGGTACGTTCAACGGGTGCTTTGCCAATTATTGACAACACAACCGATATAAGTGGAAATCCAATAGCACCAGTTAATGAGAATTTAGCAGGAATGAGTGGGCGTAAATTTCAGCAATTAGAAAGGATAGTAAGGAAATACAAGTCTGGCAAAATAACAAGATTAGCAGCGGCTATGATGCTTAAAAATTCATTTGGCATAAGCGATGACGAGGTAGGGTTATTTTTAGATGATAATAGTTCCGATGCACAATTTGCTATGGAAGATGAAATTGACTTTGCGTTATTAGAGCAGTTTAGCCAATTCGGTGAGGATAAAAATAGCTTTGAGGAATTAAGCCGTAAAGATGCAATACAATCGGAATACTTTGCCGATGTACAAGAATTAAGCCAATTAGAAAGTAATATTTTAAACCTTATAAAAAAGGATAAAAGAATTACAACAGAAGTTTTAGCAAGTACATTGAAAGTTGAAAAGGCTGTAATAGCAAAGGCTTTAACTAGTATGGAAGATAGTGGCATATTTACCGTATCTAATGTAAAACAAGGCGAAGATATTATTGTAGAAAGGACAGCAACAAATATTAAGATAGAAGCTCCTAAGCCTACAACTACCGAGATACTATTAAGATATAGTTATGACGGTCCACAAGACGATAAGAACAGACCGTTTTGTGCAAAGCTAATGGAGTTGAATAGATTATATAGCAGGGCAGATATAGAAACGATTAGTGAGCGTTTAGGCTATTCAGTATGGGATAGAAGGGGTGGTTGGTTTACACAACCAGACGGTACACACCGTCCATTTTGTAGGCATAGGTGGTTTGCTTTAACGGTAGTAAGAAAAAATAATTAATTATGAGTGCAAATGTTTTATTCATTAATGAAACTACTTTAAAGAGTAGAACGGGCATAAGCGATGCTATTGATAGTAAGCAGTTAAAACCACATATTAAGTTAGCACAAGATATGTATTTACAGACTGCTTTAGGTAGTACCCTTTATTTGCGTTTACAGGCTGGTGTAGAGGCAGATAATTTAACGGTAAACGAAACTATACTTTTGGATAATTACATTACAGATAGCCTTGTATGGTACACTATGAGCCTATTGCCAATGGCTTTAGGTTATCAATTTTTTAGTAAGGGTGTTTTACAAAAAACAGCAGAGGAAAGTAACGCACCGTCAAGAGGCGATTTGGAGCTTATAGCAAGTTCTTATAAGTCAACAGCGGAGTTTTACAAACAAAGAATGATTAACTATTTGAGGGAAAATTACACAATGTATTCCGAGTACTTTAGTACGGGTGCAGGTTACGATGTTATTTTTCCAGAGTTAAGGGGTTACACTTCGCCTATTTATTTAGGTAGAAATATTAGTGATTTCAAAAACCGTTCCTTTAGTGGCAACAATGCAACTAATGGCAGTACGTTTACGGTGTATATTACACCAACGGTGGGAGTATCTTCATTCACTATTCCAGATATGACAGCTTCAAGTACGGTATTAATAGCAACAAGGTCAGGATTGGTTAAAGGAGTTACAAATGCAGCAACGGCAAATACATTATATTTACAAATTAATGGCACTAATTGCACTTTACCGACTGGCGATGTTGTAGGAGTTGATGAAATATTTTCTTTTACTTATAGATAAATATGGCAAAATATAAACAAAAATTAATAGACAAAGTATTGTTTTATGACATACAACCAACTGATAGCAGAAATACAAACATTGTTGGAAGCAAACCCAATAATAAAGACGGCAAAAAACGTAACACCGAAAGAGTGGTTAAACAGAGATGAGCAACCCGTTTATCCTATTTGCTGTTATTCACTTAATAGCGGTCAGTTAAATATAGGTAGGCAGCATATTTTTAATGTGCAATTTTTCTTTTTAGATAAGAGTGGTGCGGAAATGGAGTTTGAGCAGGAAGTTATAAGCGATCAGTTGCAGATAGCAAACGATGTTATAGAAACAATTAGGGGAACTAAAAGGGAATATACTATTGAAGATGTAATACCTTTTAATACAATATCCGATAAGTATGAAGATTACTTAGCAGGGGTAGAATTTACAACAAATATTACAGTAACAAGCGACTTTGACGGTTGCGATACACCAACTTAATTATATGAAAAAATTATTTTCTTTACTTATTGTTTTTATTTCTATAAAATGTTTTGGGCAGGTATATCAAGTATTGCCTCAGTATGGCTATGAAATGAAAAGAGTAAATGCTACATTGGTTTTATTATTGCCAAGCGATACAGTAACTAATAAGACAGGTGTTGCACGTATTGGTACGGTGTTGTATTCTGGCAATGGTACAAAATGGACACCAGCAACTGCAACCGATACTACTAGCTTATCTAATAGAATAAATTTAAAAGTAAACATAAGCGATACAGCCGCTATGCTAAGTAATTATGCAAAGACTTCGGCAGTAAATTTAAAAGTCAATATAAGTGATACGGCAGCTATGTTAACCAACTATGCAAAGACTTCAGCGGTTGCACTAAAGGTTAATATAAGCGATACAGCTACAATGCTAAGTCCTTATGCTAAAACATCGGTAGTCAATTCTGGTTTAGCACTAAAAGTTAATATAAGTGATACAGCGGCAATGCTTACAAACTATGCTAAAACATCGGCAGTAAATTTAAAAGTAAACATTGCAGATACGGCAAGTATGTTAACACCATACGCTAAAACAATATTGGTAAATACAAAAGTAAACATAAGTGATACAGCGGCTATGTTAGCTAATTACGCAAAGACTTCAGCGGTTAATTCAGCAGTTGCGTTAAAGGTTAATATTAGCGATACGGCTACAATGCTTACAAACTATTTAAGAAAAATAGATACCGCTAGTTTAAGTAGTAGGATAAATTTAAAAGTCAATATTAGCGATACGGCTGCAATGCTTACACCTTATGCAAAGGTTGTTGATTTAAACTTAAAAGCAAATATTAACAGCCCTACATTTACAGGAACGGTTGGTGGTATTACTCAATCAATGGTTGGACTTGGTAATGTTACAAACGAAAGCAAGGCTACAATGTTTACAAATGCAACCTTTACGGGTACGTTTGCAACAGCGGCAGGTGCAATAGGTAACGCATCTTTAGCCAACGGAGCAGTAGCTAATTTAAGTGGTACGAATACAGGTGACCAAACAACTATAACGGGAAATGCTGCTACGGCAACAGCTTTGCAAACTGCTAGAACAATAGGTACAACAACAGGCGATGCAACAAGTGCAGGAAGTACTTTTAATGGAACTGCAAATAATACAAACGCTTTAACACTTGCAACCGTTAATAGTAATGTAGGCTCGTTTGGCTCAGCAACACAATCGCCAACTTATACAGTTAATGGTAAAGGCTTATTAACAGCAGCAGCAAATGTAACAATAACACCAGCGGTCGGCTCTATATCTGGACTTGGTACGGGTGTTGCAACGGCTTTAGGAGTTAATACGGGTAGTGCAGGTGCGGTGGTATTATTTAATGGTGACGCAGGAACGCCAAGTGCTTTAATAGGTACTAATATTACGGGAACGGCATCACTAAACATTAACGGAACGGTAGGTGCAACAACTGCAACAACGGGTGCTTTCACAACGGCAACAGCAAGTACAAGTCTTAGAACACCTTTATTAATTGGTGGTACTACAACAACCTCACCACTAACATTTAAAACAACAACGGGTGTAGGGTCAACGGGTGCAAGGCATATTTTCCAAGTGGGTAATAACGGTGCAACTGAAGCTATGACTATTTTAAATAATGCTAATGTAGGAATAGGGTTAAATAGCCCCACATCTAAATTTCAAGTTTTTGATAGTACTGTATTTGCTTATAGTGCAAGTCCAAATGTTTCTGCTAAAATAGGTGCTTCGGGTACAGGTGGAAGTTTTTTAGTAAACACTCCAAGTGCAAATTCAACTTTTGAAAGTGGTCTTGCAATAGATGGAACATATACAAGTGGAAAAACGGTAGTCAATATCAATGCTTTTGGTGTTTATTCGGGCGGTCCGTATAGTGCTGATTTAGCTTTTAAAACATCAACAACTACTACCTTGTCTGAAAAAATGAGGCTTACAAATACGGGTAATTTATTACTTGGAACTACAACTGATGCAGCATCTTCAATATTAAATTTAACATCTACAACCAAAGGTTTTTTAAAACCTCGAATGACAACAACAGAAAGGAATGCAATAGCATCACCTGCAACTGGCTTGAGTATTTACAACACAACTTTAAATACAAACGATACCTATGATGGAACGCAATGGCAAAGTTTTGGTGCTTCAACATCTATTACAGGAACTGCTGCAATAAGTGGCAATGTAGGTATAGGAACTGCAAGTCCATCTTATAGAACACATATTGAAACAACTGCTGCTAATGTATTTTTAACTCAAAACACAAGTTCAACTTCGTTTAATAGAAGTTATTTTTTTAATAATAGTGGCACAGGAATACAATTATTATCTTTTGGTTCGGCTTATGCTTTTGGAACTGAATTTGGTGTTGGAGTAAATGGTTCAGTTATACAAAGCAGTGGGGCTAATAGTTTTGCAATAGGAACAACTGGGGCTTATCCTTTGTTTTTAGGAACAAATGGAAGTGAAAAAATGCGTATTACTTCAGCAGGTAATGTAGGTGTAGGTAATACACTTCCTGCATACAAATTAGATGTAAGTGGAGTTATTTATGGACTTAACCAAATAGTAGCAAATGGTACAATTACAGACCCTACTACTAATAATACTTTATCAAATGGTACTGTATTTTCTCTTAATGGTGTATCAACTAATAACAACTTTGGAATAGGAATGGGTGCAATAAGAAATAGTAAATATGATATTTGGTTTCAAACAGGAAGTTCTAATGGTGGCGGATATAGATGGTATATAGGTACTTCGGAGAAAATGACTATGGACGCAAATGGTAGCGTAGCAATAGGAACAACAACACCAGCAGCATCTTCAATATTAGATGTTACAAGTACTACTAAAGGTTTTTTACCGCCACGAATGACAACAACAGAAATTAATGCTATTGTATCACCAGCGGCTGGACTTGTAGTGTATAATACAACATTAGCAGTTTTATGTTTTTATGATGGAACTGCTTGGAAAAAAGTAAGCCATTCAGCAATGTAAAATAAAATAAATTTTTAAAATTATATTAAAATAAATAAAATGAAAAAAGTATTATTAGCACTTAGCCTTTTAATTTCGGTAACAGCCTTTGCACAAGATAGCACATATAACGATGCTATAAGATTTAACTTAACAGATAGTGTTGAGGATGGAATATCTTTAAAACGTAAAGCTACATTTGAAGCATTAATTTACAACCAACGTACAAAAGAAATTACTTTGCAATTTAAAATAAAATTTAACGGTCAAACTCAACAGGTAATGTTTGCAAAGTCTTATGGAAAAGAAATAACATTTACTAATAATGAATACGTAGTAAGTAGCACAGGTGCTTATGTTGGTAGCATAACCGATGTATTAGCATTGTATGGCGTACAAGAGGATAGCAACTATGTAAAGCTACCTAATGGCAATTACCAACTAACAACGCCTTGTATGGGGTATTATGATTATTTGGTTAAGGGTTTTGATAGCAACCAAAAATTACAAAGTACAATAAAAGCTATTGGCGTAGCAGCAGGACTAAGTGGCAAACTAAATTAATAACAAATTTAATAAAATATAACAATGGCTTTAGGGGAAATAGTAGGTGCAGCAATAGGACTTATAACAATGGCAGGAAGTGTGGTATTGATATACGTTTCGCACGAAAGGAAAATGGCTACTAATAAAGCTGAGATTGACTACTTACGAATTGACTTGACAAAAGTTGAAAAGAGGGTAAAAGACTTAGAATATAAGTTAGTAAATAAGATTGAAAGCATAATGGAAAAACTTAAAGATATTGAAATTAAAATCGCAGGAAATTATTAAAAAATAAATATATGAGTATAAGTGCAAAAAACAAATGGGCAAACATATTTACTATTTTGGTAGTATTTTTTACAGCCTTTCAGGGTGTAATACCTACAATGCCAATAAGCAATGCAACAGCCATAACTATTATAAGTGCCGTTACAATGTTTATGGTAACTGGCTTAACAACTTGGAAGCAATTTTTAAGTAATGAAATCCACAACGACGCTATGAAACCTACGCTTGTATTGGCTTTAGTAGCAACATTTGGAGCATTAAACGATATGTTTACTATTGTTGATATTGGTGCTGTTGCTAGTCAATGGCTACGGTTTGTAATTACTTTGATAACAATGTTTTTAAATGTGGTTAGTAAAATGTTATACCCTACTAACAACACTAATAGCACAATTTAAAATAATTATATGTACCCAGTTAAAATAACAAGATTAGCTTTAGCGTTACTTTTTTTATCTGTTATAATTATATTTTTAGCTTTGCTAACAGGTTGTAGTAAGTACACTTTGCCAATGGCAGAAAAAGAAGTTAATAAGGCTTATTTAACTTATACGCCAATGGTAGCGGGTAAGACTAGAGATTGGTTTCCTTGCATCGTTAATAAAACAGATACTATTATAACCTACGTAGATAGCCTAATTTATATTGATTGCCCTAGTATAGTTAATGGTAATGCAACGGAATACATAAGCAGCGATACGGTGTATATTAATAAAATAGTAACACAAAATAAAGTGGTTAAAGTACCTGTTTACTTGCCTATAAAAACAATAACGGTAATACAAAAGGTTGAGGATAGTGCAAAAATATTTCAATTAAACGATGCTTTAATTACTACATATAATGAAACGGCTATGGCAAACGATAGTATTGAAAAGTTAGAAGCTAAGATTGCAAAGAAAAATAAATATTTGCTTTACTTATTAATTGCACTACTAGCAAGTTTGGGTGTTAATTATTTACAGTTTAAAAGGAAGTAATGGTAATTTCAAAAAAGGCAATAGACTTAATAGTTTTTGAGGAAGTAAGCAGCCAAAAGATTTACGAAAATAAATATCAAGGTATCATTGTACCGCCAGGAATGAGTGGTGCAACTATTGGGATAGGTTACGATTTAGCACACCATACGGAAAACGATATTGAAAGAGATTGGCGTGGCTTAATAAGCAGCTATCAAATAGCTATATTAAAAATGTTTATTGGTTTGGCTGGAAATAAAGCAAGAGAAGCGGTTGCTGAAAAAACTATATCAAAAGAGGTAAAAATTCCTTTTGATGCAGCTATGAGTGTGTTCATTAAAACATCTGCACCAAAGTATGTACGCAAAGTGTTAAGTATTTATCCAACGGCAGGAAGTTTAACGCCAGATGCAGCAGGGGCATTGCTTAGTTTAGTTTACAATAGAGGTACAGATTTAACAGGCGATAGGCGTAGGGAAATGAAAGCAATACAACCGTTAGTAATTGCTAAAGATTATAACGGCATAGCCGCACAATTTAGATTTATGAAAAGGCTATGGAATAATGGCTTAGTAGGGCGTAGAGAAAGGGAAGCTGTATTAGTTGAAACAAGTAATAGAGTGTACGAGCAAAAAGATATTGTTGACATTTAATATAATAGTGTATGTTTGCCTAAACTAAAACCAAGTATAATGAAATCAACACAAACAATGGTTGGAAAAATAGTAGTTGAATATCTACAAAAATACCCAGATTGGTTTCCTACTTCAACACTTGCGAGAATTATAACAAAAGAAAACCCACACACATTTGATTTAGTTGAAAACGCTAGAACGGCTATAAAATATTATAGAGGTAGTGGCGGTGCTGATACAAAAAGACTAAGCGAAAAATATAAAACTACCGATAAGGTAAAAAGAAATTCCAACCCATTTGGTGTTCCTGCTACTTGGACAAAAGAAAAAAGTATTTATAAACTACCTATTGGTTTAAAGAAGTCAGGCTTTATTGCGGACTTACAAGCCCCATTCCACGACCCTAGAGCAATAGATTTATGCTTTGATTATTTAGTTAAAGAAGGTATTGATAGCTTAATTATCAATGGCGATTTGGTAGATTTTTACGGTATCAGTTCTTTTGAGAAAGACCCTAGACAAAGAAAGTTTAAAGATGAATACGATAATATTATTTTAATGCTTATGTACATTAAGCAGACGTTTCCTAATATACCCATTTATTATAACTTAGATGCAAACCACGAGCATAGATACGAAAGGTATATGCGTTTAAAAGCACCAGAGTTTTTAGGCATTGATGACGCTTTTGAGATTGAAGATTTGTTGCTATTGGATAAAATAGGTATTAAGTACATAAAAAACGCTGACCATATCTTATTCGGTAAGCTGCCCATAATACACGGGGATACTGTTTTTAGTAGAGGTAGCGGTGTATCACCTGCAAGAATGTTATGGATGCGTACTAAAGTAAATATGATAGCTTCGCACGTACATAGGACTTCGGAATATACCGATAAAAACTTTCACGGCGAGATGAGTACCTGCTGGACCGTAGGACATTTGATGCACCCTAACGTAGATTATTGTAAGCACGTTGATGCGTATAATCAAGGTTTTGCTATATTAAAAAAAGAAACTAACGGGGATTTTGAAGTAGAAAATAAAAGAATATATAAAGGTAAAATTAGATAATGGAACAGAATTTAAACCATATAAAAAAAACCAAAATGAACGACAAAGAAAAAGCACAAGCCAAACTTGATAAACTATTAAAAGACTTTGAAGATTGCCATAGAAAGGCAAAAAGATTAAAAGAGGAAATGAGGCTGCTTAAAATAAAAATAATGGGGATGCCAACTATAAGAATAGATGACAGACCAGATACTTTAAAATGAAAAACCCACCTATCAAAATAACGTATAAAAAACTAGGGAGAGAACAGGCTCACGGGTTGGCGTACAAAGAAGATAGGGAGATTATAATAGACAACAGGCTTAAAGGTATTGATTGCTTAGAAACTATTGTACACGAGATATTACATATACAGAACCCACGCTGGGCAGAGATAAAGATAATAGGACATTCAAAAGAATTAGCGGAGTTATTGTGGCAGCAGGGATATAGGAAAACAGATTTATAAACTTATTGCCCTACATTTAAAAACAATTTTAAAAACAAGCTGTGGTTAGTAGGTTAGCAAATTGTTAAGTAGGGCAAAATTTTAGTTTTTTTCATAGCAGTTTTGGTTTGAGTTTTGGTTTATACCCTTCGTTTCTACGAGGGGTATTTTTGTGCATAAAAAAAGTAGCAGTTATTAGCTGCTACTTAACCAAAAAAAAACAAAAACTAAAATGGTAGGCTCTCTATATTAGCTACTTCCGTTGGTTTGCCAATCGGTGCTGAGGGCATAGCCGCTGCATCTGGCTTCCAAGTATCTACTTTAGCATAAAGGTTGCCCTTAGTGCTTCTTAAAATTTGCAGCTTTAATTGTTTTTTACCCTGATAATCGGTAATAAGGTCGGGGTTTTGTTTACAAAAATCAAACAATTCATTCATTGTTACAACCAACGCACCTACCACAAAATCGGGTTGCGTTTCTTTTTTGTTAAAAAATCTTAGACCTTCTGGTAATTGTTCATCTGCCATAATATTTGACGGTTAACAGAGCCGCTGTGTTTTAGAGTTGAATAAGTTTATTTTTTTCGTGTGTATCAATTACTTTCTTTGCTGCATCTACCGAAGCTAAGGCGATACAAGATAGCTGCCCGTCTATAACTACTCCGTAATATTGACTTACATTACGGTAGTTAACAAGACAGATATTACAGCCCTTGTAAAATTCTACTTCCCTATACCCGTGTGTTTGTATCATTTAGTTTATCTTTGATTTGGTTTTTTAAAGCCTCTAGGGGCGGTTTAATTTCGTTTGGTATGTTTACCCACGCTTCAGCTAAATTAGCGTAATCAGTAGCCCTTTGCAGCTTATTTTGGTACGGTAATAGTTGAGCAGGGGTATATTCCTTTTTTACTGGTGTAGCCTTATTAGCATCGTCATCTTCCGCACCAATATTGCAAATAGATTGCAAAGAGTAACGCCTAGCATAAGAAAGTCCGCTGCCGTGTTTCTGTGGGTCGTTATGATTTGCCGTAATGATTGGTGTAAGGCTGCTAATGTATTCGCCGCTTTCGTGCAGCAATATAGTTTCTACATAGTTTATACCTTCTATTACGCAAGTGGGCTGTATTGCACTTATACCGTTCTTATTAAGGATTGGCAAACAAGCCTCTCTAATCGCGTTAAGGTCTGCATACTTTGATTTAAAAAAGGGGTTAGTAGCGTCCTTAACTTCGTTGCCCATTTGAAGTTGTGCCTTTACTAAGGCTGCGGAAAT